TCAGTATTAGGAACTGCGATGGCAAAAACGGAGATTCATAACGCAGTAGACGATATTACGCGTGAACAGCTTCATGAATGGACTGTCAAAACGGCTCCTGAAAAGCCGACTCGTAAACTTCCAATCGTAGACGTAAATCGTAGCTCGTTTCCTGTTGAAGAGATAGCAAAGATCACGAAAAAAGAAGAAGAAGCTGATCCGATTCATTGGAAAACAGGTATTAAGTATGACGAAGAAGGCAATCCGAGATATCGTACACGCTATGAGTGCCGCATGTGTGGAAATCGTGGGAATCAATACGAGTACAAAGAGAACAAATTCACGAAATGTCATAAATGTAATGCGAAACTCAAGATAGTACAGGCAACGAAAAATGGATTCCCTGAACGCGATGCATTCGGTAATTTTTACGTAGCTAATGATGAATACAGCGTTATTTTGGATGGTGAGTAAAGATGAAGAATATACCTACAAAAAACATAAGTGAAGAACTGGAGACACGTGAGGGTGTCACAACAGTACAAGTAAGCCCCCATGAAAAGATTGAAGTAGCCGGTATTACGGTTGAGGGTCCGGCTGTAATTCTAATTAATAAAGACTAGGAGTGACTGGATGGAACTTATATATGAATATCCGATTTGGACAACGTGGTTCATCTGTGTAATATTCTTTGGTTTAGCTAGCGTTATAGAAACGATTAAGAAGTAAAGAAAAGGAGCTGAAGAGAAATGAAGGAAAAAGATTTAAACATTTCAGAAGTACGAGGTGCGAAAAAGAACATTTCAGACTTACAAGTTTATGGTGATGTAGATATGTTCGCTTTACTTTGCAAAGCGAGTTCTCAAGAACAAGGTTGGATGAAATCAACTAAGGTTTGTAACGTAAAAGGCGGTTGCGTGATGCAGGTGACAACGCAGCAGAAGAATCCTGATGGTAGTTATGCGGTAGCTGAGGCTTTAACGTATGTGCCAGGTGTTCATATTGATACAGAAAGTGAACCGCGAAAGATGGTTCCAATCCCTGCGGAAAAATATGAAGTTAACACTCTTGTAGAACTAGGGGAACGACGTCTTCAATCTAGTTGGATAAAAGGAGCTGAAGAGAAATGAAATCAACAGGTATCATTCGTAACATTGATCCATTAGGACGTATTGTGGTTCCGATGGAATTACGCCGTACATTAGGTATCCAGGTAAAGGATCCTATGGAGATTTTCGTAGATGGTGAATCTATTATTCTACAAAAATATAATCCTAATAACTCTTGCCAAATTACAGGCGAGGTTTCAGAAGAAAATATTGAACTAGCTGGCGGTAAACTCGTGCTAAGTCCTGAAGGGGTTGATCAGGTATTAGCGGAACTCGAAGCACGTTTGAAGGGGCGATAAAATGAGCGAACCTAATAAGCAATATACAAATATCGAACTGGAAATGATTTTGGACAATTTTGTCAAGGCGTTACCAATGCAAATACGAATGCAGCGCGAGATGTCTAAATTACTTAAAGCACGTTTTGACGCACTTGTTTCAGAAGGTTTTACTGAACAACAAGCACTAGAAATTGTAAAGTCACGAGGTATAGAGTGAAAGGTTCGGAAGCAATTTTACGAGCGATGCACCAGGTTGGAGGAGAAATCCCGGCTACGCAGTTTGATACGTGGCTGGGACAACTCTCTCAGTTAGGTCTACTGGAGCAAGTCACGAAAGATGATAAACATGTTTATTATTATCGGCTTACAGATAACGCAAGACAGTTTTTAGCAAAGAAGGGTATTATTTAAATACCAGATACCGCTAATGATGGGGCTACGTCCTCAAAAAATGCAGTTGCTAATTCTTTTGTACTAGCAAATCTATATACAGTTTCGAAGTGAGTTCCTTTTCTGAAGAATTCTTCAAATAAAGGGTTGGTAAAACTTCCATCATCTAATCTACTAGTGAAAATATAATAAATTAGTCTTGTTAGTGCGTATGTTTCATGGCACATTTCGTAATTTTTAAACCCTGTAAGTCCTAGATGTGGATCATTAAGCGAGCCTTTTAGTTCTGTGCCAAAACGCGTAAGTTTACTACCTGGAATTTTTACGAGACCGAAGTCTGAAACTTTTATCATTTTTGAACCATCAAGATGTTTTATTAGTATATTTTTCGGTGAAATATCTCTGTGCAGAATCTCTTTACTATGTATGTATTGAAATGCGTTACAAATTTGACGGACAAACATAAGTTTTTCATTTATAAATTTATGGTCAGAATGCTGTTCAACATAATCTTCTAGAGTTTCATCTACACATTCCATGATGTAATAATTTTGTTCTTTATTTAATGAGTAAACATCAAGAATAAAAGGATGATTTAAATTTTTCATCACATCAAATTCCCTATAAAAGCGCTCTTTTTCATCTTCTGTTAAGTCATCAAGTGCTTGTTTATACGCGAATTCATGGTCATAAAGAGGGTCTAGGTATTTATACACAGTCGCGTATGAGCCTCCACCAATTTCTTCAGCAGGGAATGTGAAAATACTGGTAGATCTCACGGCTGTTATTCCTGATTTTAATGTAAAAATAGGATTAATTTCTTCTAACTTCGCAGGGATAAAAGCATTTGGTAATGGGCTGCCGCCGCTAGTTCTTAGAAATGTTTTACAGTAACCGAGATATTGGCTATAGTTAGAATTCAATTCAAAAGCAAATGGAGTATCAATTGTATGATCTTGCAAAGTATTTATATCTGTTATCAACTTGTATAACATTCGGCTTTCATCAGCATTATAATGTCCGGATTGCGATTTAGTGTTGAGGTAGTTAAGTAAACCGTTAAAACTTTCATGAAAAAAAGCAAAGAGTTTATCTAAAGGGGCAGGCATACCCTCATAAAATTTTAAGAATCTTTTATTTAGATTACTGCCATAAATATTTTGATAATGCTCCAATTGTTCTTCTAGGTAGTTAACTAAGTATTCTTCGTTTGTTGTAGTCATACATGAAACCTCCTGCTAATGCGTATTTATATAATCATAACAAAAAATGCATATTTTGGTTATATAAATTTAAAGATTTGGCAAGGTGGTTAAGAGCTGTGTTTTTTAAATGAATACAACAGAGGGAGGAAGCTGTATGGAAAAGGAGTAAGGAACATGACGTCCGAAGAAATCCGTAACTTACAAATCGATGGAGTAGATGTTCCGTTTTACGATGGATATGTGACGATACAAGAAGGAGTTGTTACGGGTAAGCTCACCTGGAGTCTCCATGTTGTGGATTATGGGGTAAGTGAATTTGTGGCCACGAACCAGTTACGTGATGTGAATATCGAGACAGAGCAGGGCAATGTATATGCTGGAGAAGGATTGATTGCGAAAGTGACTGAGGAACGGTTTCTCTTAGCTGGAAAGTCGGTGCTACGTGGTTATGAGACAACAGCGACGTGGCACGTGTTTCAAGATTCGGAGATTCACAGCTGATTACACGAAAATAAAAATATATAAAAGAAAAGTTTTTAGGAGGGGGTCTAATACACTACAGTACTCAAAAAAGAAAAAGACAATAAAAAAGAACCCCCCTTAAAAAAATATACCTTATATATATAATATAAATATAAAACTAATAATTATATATTATATATATAGTAGTATTTATTAATAGTTATATAGTATGTAATACTATTAATGGTTTAAGGTGTTTGTTTTAGGGGTTTGATTTTCTGAGTCAGGAGGTTCGGAGATGACCAGAATTGACGGCTATGTTTCAAAGAAGACGATACGACTATGGCTGGAGAATTACGAATCGTTGGCTGTAGGTGATCGGTTCCCTGATGCCCCACCTAGCTTTACTGGACCTGGTGCACAGGACGGGAAAGGTGATGGGCGGTTGAATAAGATTGTGCTGGATCAGGCGATTAAACAATTACCGAAGAATATGCGATATGTCGTACTTGCGCGGTACGTGGTTAAGGTTCCGCGGAAACGAATACTGCATACGCTGAGTATTAATGCCAATGAGTATTATAAGTACTGTGATAAAGCTGTAGATACGCTCTATCTGATAATCAATGGTGACATGGTTGGTATGAACCAGCTAATAAAAAAAGTTGAGCAAGGCTTGACAAAGTAGGGTTTTTCTAGGTACAATTTATGCTAGGATAGGTATTTTGTGTACATATCCTCCATATTTTCATTATGTCAAAAGCCAGGAACCTAGCACATGGGTACCTGGCTTTTTCTATGCCCGTTGGATTGGACTGACTGTGGCGTATATAGTAGGTAGAAACTAAGGTGACTACTGTAGTAGTTATCTAACTGTCGGCAACACGAAAGGTGAAACCGATGGGTGTTTTTATCAGCCGAGCTCGCTGAGAGAGAAGGGTCTTTGAGACTCAGGGGGTCATAATCATTCATATCGGTATCATAACTTAAAGGTTTTGACACTTTGTTATGGGTGTGATAGTATCAAGGTATTAAATGGTGTCATAACTTAGTGTCATTAGTTAGGCCGAAATGGAGCTGATATGAATGAAGTACGGATATGCGAGGGTAAGTACGATTCACCAGGACTTAGAGGCACAGATTCAAACACTGGAGAAGGAAAGCTGTAGTATAATTTATTCAGAGAAGTTCACTGGTACAAAAGCTGATCGTCCTAAGTTTAAGGAACTACTTTCGATACTAGAGTCAGGTGATACCTTGGTAGTTACTAAGCTGGATCGTTTTGCTCGTTCAACTGTAGATGCGATACAGACTGTGAGAGAACTGTTTGAAAAAGGTGTGAAGGTACATGTATTGAACATGGGACTGATAGAGGATACACCGACAGGTCGCTTAGTATTCAATGTTATGAGTGCGTTCGCAGAGTTTGAACGTGACATGATTGTTGAGCGGACACAAGAAGGTAAGGCAATTGCTAAGCAGCGTGAAGACTTTAGGGAAGGTAGACCGAATAAGTACAGTAAGAAACAAATTGAACACGCACTAGGTTTATTAGCTAATAAGCATTCATATAAGCAAGTAGAAGAAAAGACTGGAATAAGTAAAAGTACTTTAATACGAGCGAAAAAGAAAAAAAAGTCGGAACAGTAATTCCGGCTTTTTATTTTGGGGCAAAAAGAAATCCCCCGGGGGAGGTCAAATCTGGTGAGGGACTGGCAGGTGCTCGTAACGTTCCGCCAGAATTTTTAAACTCGAGGGGTTAAACAGAACGAGTTTTTGTAAATAAACACACCTACTATGTAACTGGCGGGTGTGTTTATTTATAATAATACTATTCAATAGATTAGTTGGTTTGCATTTCGCACCATGCATTAAGCGATGCTTTTCCGATCGTCATGAAAATAAGAACAATAGCTGGTGCTATAAAAGAAGCTGCTAGTCCAACCTTTGCACCAATTAAAGCTGATACCATAGAAACAATAGCTGTTTTATTTTGAGGTAATTGAGTTAATTGAGTAAACTCATTTCGCTCAGCGGCATAATCAGGACTTCCGCAAAGTAATTTTTGTACCTCTTTTTTTAGTAAATCAAAAAATTTCTTTTCTGATTTTGGTTGCGCACTGAAAGGAGATGTATAATCAACAGAGGCTTCAAGCCATGCTGATGCAGCTTCTTCATAAGAATTTGAGACAAGTAATTCAGATACTATACTTTTTGGTAATCTGGTAACACATCAAGCCATTCTGAATCTTTTTGTTTTTCGAAAAATGAGTTTGTATTAGTCATTTATAACATCCTTTCCATGTATTCTGTAGAAACAGCATGTGTTGTTTGGTGCAATGTTTGAGGGTCAATTCCTCCAAGGTCAATACCGCCGCCAATTGTGGGAACGTAAGCACCAATCAGTATAGCAATAATTGTATTATCTGATTTTCTAATAACAGGTCCTCCAGATTGTCCTGGACGTGCTTGAATGTTCAAGACTAGGTGTTTGGATTTAATTTTTTTAGAACTAAGTAGAATTTTGGCGCCAACTTCACAAGTTTGTTGGGTCAAGACAATTCTACCCAAGTCAGAGTGTGGAAAACTGGAAATAGTAACTTCATCACCTGGATTTATTTCATCAGAATTTCCAATCTTAAGGTGCGAGTAGAAGGCATTTTTACTTTGCAAAGAAAGGATACAAACATCTCTTATTGGGTCTATATGCTCGATTTTAACAGCATAAAAATTTGATTGGGTGAGAGTTGTGTCTTGGTAACCATTGTCAAAGTTGTCATTGAGCTTGATTACTAGATTTACATCAGTGCCATTAACTACGTGTGCTGCTGTTACTAATGTGTTTTTCCTATTGATTAAAGTACAGGTACCTGCGGCATGATATGTACCATTTATAAGTCTACCTATTGAGAAAATAAAGCTATTCATGATTATAGACCACCTCTAAATTTATATGAAAATACAAGTAAATTTTACCATGGAAATATAGTGATTTAAAAGTTTAAATATACGAATTTCAAGGCAGTCGATATTAAATCGATTGCCTTTTTCTATTTCACGAAGAAAGGGGAGCGGGATGATGGCGAAGTTAGACGAGTTAAAACAGAAACTTACGGCTAAACAAATTCAAGCGGCGTACTTGCTTGTAGAAAATGAGTTGATGGAATCGAATAACGAGGAAAAAAGAACCCAAGACGAAATGGCGAACGAGCTTGGTATAAATCGGACAACGCTTTGGGAGTGGCGAACTAAGAACCAGGACTTCATCGCATTCAAGAGTGAAGTGGCCGATAGTTTTCTCGCAGAGAAGCGCGAGCAGGTATACAGCAAGTTAATGCAGTTAATTTTAGGGCCGCAACCAAGTGTAAAAGCGATGCAATTGTACATGCAGCGATTCGGTTTACTGACTGATAAGAAAGTAATCGAGGGTGATTTAGGCAATGCAACTCGTACAAATGCTGAAATTGAAGAACAGCTTGAGAAATTAAAAAAATTGACAGGCGAGTAAAAGGAGGGCGGGCTACATGGCATATATAGACGGTAAATGGTTAGCCCGTCAAGAACGTCAGGAGCGTATCAATCTTGTAGCAGAAAGAGCAAAGAAATTACAGGAGTTGTACGAAACTGGCGAGGCTACAGAATATTATATGGATACACTACTTGCTGACATCGATGAGCTAGAAAAGTTAAAAAGGGTACATCGTGGAGAACATGACATGTTGTACTTCATGTATGAGTATTTCTCGGAAGAAGGAAATCCCGGAAATCCTGATAACTTAATCCCGGCTGGAGTAACGATGGATGATGCGGCTGAATTTCACGAAACCTTATGTGGCTTGTTAGATGACATCACAACAGGTAGGGAGAAAAAGAAAAAAGTAGCCTGGAGTGTAGGTCGTGGCCATGCGAAAACCGCATACCTGAGTAATGGTTATTTGTGTCATCAAGTCGTGTATCGATTAAAGCAGTATATTGTTTTGATTTCTGAAACATCTGATGTAGCCGGTGACTTTATATCCTGGGCGCGTGATCAGTTAAAGTATAACGAAAAATTACGCGAGGATTTCGGTATCTTACTTCACGAACAAAAAAGCCGAAATGAAGTTGATAATGATAAAGAATTCGTTACTTTAACAAATACGAAAGTCGAAGCAAAAGGTATCGGGACACAGGTGCGTGGTTTGCGTCACGGTTCAAAAAGGGTTCAGCTCTACATTTTGGATGATTTGGAGAGTAAAGAAAATACCGCGACAGTTGATTTAATCGCAAAAAATAAACGCTGGTTCAAGGAAGAATTACTACCAGGTTTAAGTCGACAAGAGGGTGCCTGTATTTATATGGGTACTATCGTTTGTTACGACAGTTTATTGCATCACGTTATTAAGAACCGTCGTGATTTCGTATCAAGATCGTTCCCGGCAATTTTGAAATGGTCAGAGCGTGAAGATTTATGGCAAGAGTGGCGGGAGATTCGTCAGGTGGATGAAGAGGAGGCTTCTGATAAAGCTCGTGAATTTTATGAGCAGAACAAAGAAGAAATGCTCCGTGGTACAAAAACGTTATGGCCATCACATTTCCCATACATCGATTTGATGGAAATTAGAGAAGATGACGGTACCAAAGCGTTTAACCAGGAGTATCTATGTAACCCGACTGACGAGGAAAGACAGATATTTAAACCTAAATATTTCACGTACTGTACTGAAGATGATTTAAAAGACAAAAAACTTTTGTATTACGGTGCGGTTGATTTCGCAATGGGGAAAGAGAAAGGTGACTATAGCGTAGTAGTTACAATTGCGAAAAACGTGGAAACAGGAACTTGTTATGTTATCGATATTTTTATGGAGCGTGTTCATCCAAATACATTGCTAGAAAAAGCTGTAGAATACACGCTGGCATATCAATATGAATCAATCGCAGTAGAGGCACAACAAGCGCAGGAGTGGTTTGCGGATAAGGTTGGAGAGGAATTGCAGAAAAAAGGGTATCCTTCATCGACGCGCTTAAAACAAATTAAGCAACGTACACGAAAAGCACTACGTATTGAGTCATTATTACCTGATATACAGAGTGGTAAATTACGTTTTATGAAACATTTACGTGCTTTATTGGAGCAATTTGAAATGTATCCGATGCATCCACATGATGACGGTCCGGATGCGGTTCAAATGGCTTTTTCTATCGCATATAAACGTGCAAGACGTAAAGCAGGCACTACAGGGAATTCAAGATATTGAGGAAGGAGGGGCTTGAATGAGAGTACAAGGTGATCGTAATTTTATGAATCCAGTGGAAATTGTAATGCCAGTTCGTACCGCACTCGGCGATTCTGAGTGGACACGCATTATGTCTGAGGTTCGCTTGTATGAGCGTTATGAAGGAGACTTAAACGTATGGTCTGATTATAAAAAACCAGACAATCTCGACTACGAACCTACGAAAATACAACTTGATTATCCTCAAAAAATCGTAAACATGATTGCAGCGTGGCAATTTGAAAAAGAACCGAAAGTCACAGTTCCTCCTGATGTGATAGACGATCCAGCTCTTATGATTCAATCAGGATATGAACCTAGTGAGGAGCAACAAGCAGAAAACAGTAGAGCGAAGGCGAAGGAACGGTTATTAACATGGGTTTGGGATGACAACCGAATGCATGAGAAGTTATTAGCAGCAGCGAAAGACCGTGCTATTTCAAAAACTGGTGTGTATGCCCGTCTTCACTACGATAAACGTCGTGGTGAATTTAAGATTATTTGGCATCCATCAACAGAAGTTATTGCAAAGTATAGCGACTGGGATATAGACCAACTGGAAGAGATTCATTTTATTGCATGGCTTGATGAAGAACAAACGAAAATGTGGAAATTATCGTATTACTTAGTTTGGCATGAAGAAGCTGGTGAGTACGACTGTGAAATTGAAGAGGCTGTATACAACGGTGACTTAGAAAAACAAGAGGATAGGGTTGAGCGCTCATCAATGGGCATCGATTTTATTCCCGTTGTACCAGTGCCGACTGAAAAGCTCAGTAAGCGAACTACAGGTTATAGTGAGCTTGAAAAAACGATTAAGCTTTCTGACGAAATCGACAAAAAAATGTCTGATTACTCGGATGCGCTACGTTTTGAAATGTTCGCCATTACGTTACTAACGAATGTAGACGAGGATCCAAAGAATCCACTTCAAGTTGCACCAGGTGCGAAATGGGATTTAGGTGATGGTGCGGAAGATGCAGGTGAACCAAGCGCTAAAAAGCTAGAAAGTGGATTCCGATTTAAAGAAACCATTGAAGCGTATCTGGACCGATTGCAAAAACGCCTACATGAAAAAGCAGAAGTACCAATGGTGAATACGGCTGATATGAATACAGGTGGTATAAATGACATGGCCGTACAGCTTTTATTTAGTAATATCATTTCTAAAACACAACGCTCATGGGTGATATGGCAGTCCCGTCTACAAACCTTAAATGAGTATATTTTACGTTATATGAAAGCTAGGAAGGATGACTCCAAATTCAAATACGATAAAGAAATGTTAGCAAAAGTAGATAACTATTATGCTAGTAAGATTATTTTCGGTTTACCGTTACCGCAAGATCAAAAAGCACTTATCGAACAGTTAGGCGATGAAATTTCAAACGAAATCGAATCAATTAAAGGTGCGATTACGAGAAGTGGTAAAGAAAATGCGGAACAAAAGTTCATGGAGATTATGCAAGAGCGGATGTTGAAAAGACAGTCTCAGGATCCGTATAACGAAAAGTAATACTTGCCTTACGAAATGGCGCTATAAACTTTCGGAAATTATAGCCGACAGGCTCAAAATGGAGGATTTGCTAATGGAATACGCAAAACAAGCTACAGCATTAAAGTATTTTGTAGAAAAAGTACAAAAAACACCTAAGTTCCCACTTCGGTTAGACCTTCAGTTTTTCTCTGATGGTAGTTCGGGTGATGATCCTGACAAAAAGCCTGTTGGTACTGATGACCCACCAAAAACTTTTACGCAAGAGGAGTTAGATGAAATCGTTAAGAAACGCTTAGAGCGCGAGCGTAACAAGTCAGCAGAACAATACGGCGACTACGATGACGTAAAAGCAAAGTTAGCAGAATACGAAAAAGCTGAAGAAGAGCGTAAAAAGCAAGAAATGACGGAAATTGAACGTTTGCAGGCTGAAAAAGAAGAAGCTGATAAAAAGGCATTAGAGGCTTCCGAAGCGGCGCAAAAAGCACAAGAAAAAGCCAATACTCGTATTTTAAACACTGAAATTAAGAGCGTTGCACGTGCTTTTGATGCGAATGATCCAGGTGACGTATTGGCGCTTTTAGATAAGTCGACCATTCAACTTGATGAGAATGGAAATTATCAAGGAGTTGAAGAGGCTGTTAATGCGCTAAAGGAAAGCAAACCTTGGATGTTCAAGAAAGTTGTGGGAGCTGATGCAGCTGGTGGGGCGAATCCAGGAACAAATCCGAGAGCAAATGAAATTCTTGCTTTAGAAAAAGAGCTAGAAGAGGCGAAAACAAAGGCGTTAAAAAATTCAAAGTATGCGGGCGAGGTAACTCGTATTTATAACAAGTTGTTAGAAGCAAAATCTAAGAAATAACGGATCGTTGATTAAAAGTCAGCGATTTTTTAATTTAAAAAATTTGAGGGGGCTACAAATATGCCAGTACCAACTACGTACGAATTTCAACAACAAGTAAGACAAATGCAAGCGAATGTGGATTTAATTCTTACGAAAGCACCTGTTCTTTTCGGATTAATTGGTGTAGGAGACGCTTTAACACAAACTAAATTTGAATGGCAGAACGACTATTTAAACTCTGATACAGGTATTGTAAAAACTGCCGCAGCTGTTGGGGATACGGACCTAGTTTTAGAAAAAGGCGAGGCTCGTAAATTCACTGAAAATGCTCTGGTACAAAACGGATTAGAAGTGTTACGTGTAGTAAGTGTCGATGAAAACGCGGATAAAATCACTGTGCAACGTGGTTACGATAGTACGAAAGCGGAGGCAATTACAGCTGGTGGTGAATTAAAAGTCATAGCAAGACCGAGACCAGAAGGTGAAGATGCTTTCCGTAAGAATGAGATCAATGACCGTTTGGTGTCACATAACTTCTCACAAATCTTTTCAAGATACGCATCTGTTTCACGTACACAACAACAAGTGAACACATACGGCGTATCAAACGAATTAGATTATCAAGTAAACTTGCGTTTACAAGAGATGATTCGTGAAGCTAACACTTCTCTAATCTATGGTCGTAGAAATGTTGGCTCTCCAACACAACCACGTACTACAGGTGGTTTATTTGCATTTGCGGGTATTGAAGGTTCACATAAGCAAGACTTTAAAGGGAACGAAATTGCGGCAAAACCTTTAAATGACGCTGTAGAACAAGTATTTACTCGAGGTGGTTCAGCAAATACGATTCTATGTGGACCAAATATCGCGCGACAAATTACAAAGCTTGGTGGGGATACAATTCGTACTACACGCCAAGATACCGCAGCAGGTTACCAAATCTTATCATTTGTTTCCGACTTACCTGGTGGAGCGATTTCTAGTGTTGTAGTTGATTTAAATATGCCTAAAGATCGTGCGTTACTTCTTGATACAGAAAAAGTAAAGGCACGTTACTTAACTCCAATTTATGATCAAGATGCTACACCAAATGGTGCTGACTACTTCTCTCGTGTCATTCGTGGGGAATTTGGATTTGAAGTTAAGAATGCGAAAGAGTCTATCGCTGTTCTTGAAAATATCTCTAAAACAATGGCTTA